CACAAAGAAAGAAGTACGGACATGGAAACTGGAGGGCGAGGGAAAAGACTTTTTCCAGATTACCGATTATGGTCTGGTAACGATGACATGGGGACCGTCATACAGTGACTGGTCACAGACGGCTGCTGTTAAGGCAATTTTGGAGGATGGCAGGGAGTTGATGGCAAAGGTTACCTGCTATGCGGAATCCAATATCTATGCAAATGAATTATTTGAGAAATTTGAAAACCAATATATTACTGCCGACATGACAGATAAGGAAAAAGCAGAGAAGGCGGCATGGTATATAGGATACACAACAGATTATCAGGAAATGCAGAATGACTGGATGCTTTTGTTATTTGCTAAAAAAGGGGATTGTCTGGCAAGCAGGTATTTGTTGCAATGCATGTGCCGGCATATGGGAGTGAAGGCACAGGGCTGTGGCAATATTAATTATCATGGACAGACACTGATAAAGGTGGAGGGAAAGTTTTATATTATTACTACCGGGTATGATGAACCAAAACCAAGAAGCTACAGTATTACAGAAGTAAGCGGAGCAGATTTAGAGAAAATCATGGAGGAGAACCATCTTAAAATGTGGATGTTTGAGTAATGAAAAGCGAAAATATGTTAGGAATGTATATAAGGGAGAAAGATTTCTCCCTTATATGTTGTTCCTTCGATTATTCGTATATTATAGCAGACTATTTGATAAAACAAACTTATTTCTTTTCAGGCGGATAAAATACCAATAAATCTTCGATGTTACATTCTAAAACGGTACAAAGTTTGCATAAAACAAAAACGTCCAGACGAGTAATGCGATTGTTGCAAAAATTATCAATCTGCTTCCAATTCATTTCAGCTTTATGAGAAAGTTTATTTTTGCTCAATCCTTTTTTCTTTAATAATTCATCTAAACGTATTTCTAAATGACCATAATTATCTTCCACAATCTCACCTCTGCATAACTGTTTCCAGCCTTTATAATCTTATTTTATACTTGTTATAGAAGTTTTGTAATCCTAAAGAAGTATTAGGGCAGAAGTATGGGAAACTGATGTTTTGGTTGGGAGAGATGTTGAAAATTATTGTTCTTTGTTATTTGTTGAAGCAGGAATGAATACCAGCAGATCATGGATATCACATTCCAAAACAGTGCATAGTTTGCAGAGAACCAGAGTATCCAACCGGGTAATCTCATTGTTACAGTAGTTGTTTATCTGATTCCAGTTCATTTCTGCTTTGTGTGACAGCTTGTATTTATTTAGCCCTTTTTCCTTTAGCAATTTATCAAGCTGGATTTCTAAGTGTCCGTAATCACTATCCATTTCTATCTCCTACCAAAATAATAAAAATTTTCCTTGCACTTCTATTCTAAACTTGTTATAGTGTTTTTGTAACCTATTAGAAGTATTATAATACTTCTAATAGAAACAAATGTTTAGGAAGAGGGGCGCAGGTGGATATCGAATATTTCAAGAATAGGATTTACATTTAAATCAAAGGAGATGGAACAATATGGTAAATGTAAGGGATATGGCAGATATGATTTACATTCATGATGCCTATGACAGCCTAAACATATCATTATTTGGTGTGGAAATGTTTGTTGGTTTTCATGAAGGAATTATGGGTGCAATGAGCCGGATTCATAATTTAATTGAAAGAAATGCGGCTGAGGAATTAAAGAAAAACAATTATGAAGAGGTATGGAAAATAGTTGCTGATACGTCAAAAACAGCGGAGGAACGGGCTGAAATGCTTTTGAAAATAAAATAGTACATTGATTTAGAACCGCAAGGAGGGGGATTTATGGAGAGTTTATTAAAAGAGTTGACCAATGAACGGACAGGAGAACCGCTGGAGAAAGAGTTACGAAAGAGGACCGATTTTCAGCAAAGACAAACAGAATGGAGGGATGCGACACATAAATTTGATGATATGGTTAAAATGACGAAAGAGCAGTGGATGGCATTTGATGAGATAGAGGAAATGTTTTTGAAATATAATTATATATGTATTGAAGAAGCATATAAGATGGGATACGCAGATGGTATTTTAGTCGGTATGGAGCGAATGCCGGATGGTAGAAAATCGGTTTTGTCACTGGAAGATATGGCTGTGCTGATTTCTGTATATGATTATTTCCGTCAGATGAAAAAGGTTATGCTTGGAAGAATGGATGAACATTGGGAAGATGCAGGTGCATTTAAGGTGTTTGAGTATATATATAATGTGATTGACAATGCAACTTGTGCAGAAATCAAATTGCTTGGAGATGATGAATCCAGCAAGAGAATAAGCAGTATTTTGTGTAATGACAGTATAACAGCGGAGGAAAGGGCAAAGTTGCTATTAAGGTTATAGTGGCAGATAGAGAATTATAAAAAATTATCATTTCAATTTCATCATAACATAATATTTTGTGATCCGTAAGCAAGGGAAAGCAGGTTTATACCAGAGCTTTTCTTTGTTTTTTTATTTGAACAATTTTGAATGTGACCAACCGGGTTACAAATGTGACCTCTTGGTTCCTAAAAACAGATGACAGAATCCCATAAAATAAATATGACAATTTCATAGGACACGCACATTCCACAATGATATTTTCGCCTCTGCTGCATGGCAGGGGTGGCAGAACCCCATTTCGTGCGATGATAAGTCTGCATTGTGATTCAAAAATGCACTTTATATATGTTTGTAAAAAATACGTCCGTATTTTTCAAAGTTGATTTGTAGAATCGCTATGTGGTTTATTGCATCACATTGTTGCCTGTGAAGGTTTGGAGCAGAGGGTTGTGCCTACCTGTGTTGCAGCAGGGGATAATGAGGTGTCATGTGCATCCGGATTTCAGCGGAAAGCATTTCCGGGGAGTGGCTGCCAGTAGACGTGCCTTGATGGGCATGGTGCGATATTATGATGGTTTTAGCAGACCATGTTTGTGTTACCCCGCTGGGGGTGCCGGAAAGACCGGCAGTAATGAGGATAATGGCTGTGAAAGCAGCCTGTTGTCCTCTGAAACCAGTGTTTCCGATGCCAAAGATTCAAAAAATAATACAATAAGCGGCTTTCGGGTTATCGGGAACATTGATTTGGGAGGATAACAAAATCTTACCTATATATAGGGACAGATATGGATATCTGGTGTGGGTTTACAGGATGGAGGAGGCAGTATGGAAGATAAAAAATATCATTATAAAGTGACCGAAGATGGAACGGTGGTGCTGGATCAAAATGACGAGGTGGTGGTTCAGTGTCCAACGGAACAGGAAGCAGTAGAATATATTAAGGAGCATGGGGAGAAGCCGGAATAAGGTTTCTTCTTTTTATTTGTGGAGGTGGATAATATGACAGCAGAAGAACACAGAAAGTTTCTGGCACAGGATTTTGACGATGCAAAGCCGGAAGAATTAACGGATATTACAAAGATACGCATTGACCGGAACAGGACAGTGGAGCAGAAGAAAGAGCAGTATCTTAGGAAGGTTGGAAACCCCTACCTTGTGAAAGTTGGAAATACAATGGTAAAAATTCGTTTTGCCAATAACGGAGTGAGCTTTGAGGATGCCTTTGAGAGTCTGCTCCTTATGGGCTGATGAACAGTATCAGAATATACAGAGAAGATGGCTGGTAAAAATGATAAAAAAGCAGTGGAAATATGCCGGAAATTATGTTAATATGAGATTTGAGAAAAGACAGTGGATGTCCTGTGAGAAAGGCATATCCGTATCAGTATCAAATCTAATATACGTTTACTGGCGTTTGTCCTGCTTAAACAATTTAAGGAGGATTACGCATATGAGCAATACAGTAGACAAAATCTATCATGCAGCCATCTATGTAAGGCTTTCCAAAGAGGATGGCGATGTTGCCGGTGCAGGAAAGGCAGAGAGCAACAGCATTTCCAATCAGAAGAATCTGATTAAAGATTTCCTGAAAAACAAAAATGATATTATCGTGGTTTCCGAACGGGTGGACGATGGTTACAGTGGTTCCAATTTTGAGCGTCCTGCATTCCAGATGATGATGGAGGATATCAAAAGAGGGACGGTTGACTGTGTCATCGTAAAGGATTTGTCACGCTTCGGGAGGGAATATATTGATTCCGGGAAGTACATTGAAAGACTGTTCCCGGCTCTTGGTGTGCGTTTTATTGCAATCAATGACCATATTGACAGCAAAGAGGGAAATGGAAGGGATGATATTGTTGTTCCGTTTAAGAATCTGATGAATGATGCGTACTGCCGGGATATTTCCATAAAAATACGCAGCCATTTGGAAGTGAAGCGGAAGAACGGTGAATATATTGGCGCATTTACACCCTATGGTTATAAAAAGGATGAAAATAACAGAAACAGGCTGGTTCCTGATTTATATGCAGCGGGCGTGGTAAAGGAAATATTCCGTATGAAGCTGCATGGAATGAGCCAGTCAGCCATTGCAGACCGCCTGAACGGGCAGGGGATATTATCCCCGATGGAGTACAAACACAGTCTCGGCATTCGCATTCAGGATAATTTCAAGACACACGAACAGGCAGAATGGAGTTCCATGTCCGTTCGCAGAATACTTGAGAATGAGGTTTATATAGGTACGTTGATACAGGGCAGACATTCTACACCGAACCATAAAATAAAGAAGATGATGGAAAAGCCGGAGGAAGAATGGATAAGGATAGAGGACAGCCATGAGCCTGTCATCAGCAGGCGGGAATTTGCCATCGTCCAGAGGCTTCTTGGGATGGACACGAGAACGTCACCGAATGAGGATGAAGTCTATGTGCTTTCGGGGCTTGCGGTGTGTGCAGACTGTGGCGCACCGATGATTAAACGGAATGTCCCGGCAGGCGGGAAGGTATATTCTTATTATATCTGCTCCAAAAATGCGGCAACAAAGGAGTGCGGGACGCACCGCATCCCAAAGGACAAGCTGGAAAGCCTTGTGTTTGATGTGCTTCAGACACATATTGCAAATGTATTGGATATGGAAAGAATCCTTACCTATATTAATACCGTTCCGTTCCAGGAGTTGGAGATAAAGGAACTGGAAAGGCAGAAAGAGGCAAAAGAGCAGGAAGTAAAGCGGTGTCAGGAACTTCGTGACATGCTGTATGAGGATTTGAAAGACGGGGTTGTTTCCAAAGAAGATTATGCAGAATTGTATGAGGGTTACAGCAGCAGACGGAAAAAAGCAGAGGATGCCGTCCGTAAAATCCGGAATGAAATAAAAAATGTTCTGGAGGCTAAGACGGATAAATATGAATGGCTCCGTTATTTTAAGGAATACCGGAATATCAGTGAATTAAACAGGGCTGTGGCTGTGGAACTGATTGACAGGGTAAAGGTGTTTGACAAGAACCATATCGAGGTAGATTTTGCCTTTGCAGACTGTTTCCAGTCGGCGATCCGTCAGATACAGTCCACGGGATGTACCATCAGCAAAGAGGAAACAGGAAGGATGGAAATCCGGAGAAGGGAGGTCGTGTAATATGGCGAGAAAATCAAGAAAGGCGGATTTTGTGAGTACAGGCAGGGTGGAAAAGCCCGCCATTGTAACAGAGGAAAAAATGGTATTCCGGGCAGGGCTGTATGCACGCCTGTCTTTGGAAAGTGATGCAAACAAAGAGCGTGGGACGATAGAAAACCAGATGGAGCTTCTGAAAAAATTTGTGGACGGGACAGATGACATTGTGGTGGAACGGGAATACATGGATGTTTCCAAGACAGGGACCAATTTTGAGAGGGACGGTTTTGAGGAAATGATGCGTGACATCAGGGATGGACGGATTAACTGTGTGATTGTAAAAGATTTATCCCGGCTGGGCAGGAATTATGTGGAAGCGGGCAATTATGTGGAGAGGGTGTTTCCCTTCTTTGAAGTGCGCTTTATTGCTGTGACGGACGGATATGATTCCAGCAGGGAGGGGGCAGACCTTTCCGTCTGTATGTCAAATATCTTTAACGAGTTTTATTCGAGGGATCTGGCAAAAAAAATCAGGGCATCCTACCGTTCCAACTGGAAAAAGGGCAGTAATGTCTGTGGGAATCTTGCTTATGGGCTTATGAGTGATCCGATGGACGGACACCGGATTATCGCTGATCCGGACACAGCCCCGGTTGTGGTCCGTATTTTTGAGTTGTTCGTGAATGAAAAAAAGGGATATGCACAGATTGCAAAAATATTAAATGATGATGGAGTGATTGGACCGAAAGCGTATAAGCATTTCAAAAAGACAAAGGAGCTGCCGGGGAATTACAATCCGGAATGGAGAGGCGGCACTGTTTCAAGGATGCTCTCCAATCCTTATTATGCCGGGGACAGCAGACATAACCATCATGGAAGTGACAGGTTTGCAGAGAAAAAGCAGTGGGAGGAACCGGAAGAAAACTGGATTATTGTGGAGGATACCCATGAACCAATCGTACCGAGGGTATTGTATCTGAAAGCACAGGAAAGATTAAGGGAGATTCATAAAAATTCCCGGAATTATGGGAAGAAAAACGAGGGTGAGCTTTCCTGCCGGAACTTCTACAAAAAGAAAGCCGTATGCGGTGACTGTGGGGCAAGCATGTATCTGATAAAAAGCACCAGCGGGGCAGCGAATTTTGTATGCGGGGGACACCTGACAAAAAAGGGCTGCAGCAGGAACCCCATTTCTGAAAATGCCCTCAATGATGAAGTGCTTCGTGTTATCCGTATCCATATGAATGTGTATGTTGACAGCATGGAGATGTTAAAGAGGATGAACCGGAAAGCAGAAAGCATGAAAAAGTATGACGTCCTTACCAAAGAAGTCCGGAATCTGCACCGTGAGTTGGAAAAGCTGGCAGCACACAGACAGCAATTATATGAAGATTATGCGGAACGTCTGATTGATGCAGGGCAATATGAAGCATTTGCAGAGAAGGATGCAGCCGCAGAAGCGGAACTTCGGAAAAAAATCAGCGAGGTTACGGAATACCAGAGAAAGTATGACAGGAATTACTGTGCCAGCCGGGATTGGGAAGCCGCTATCAATAAATATCGGAACATCAGGCATCTGACCAAAAAGATGGTGGATGCTTTTGTGGAAAAAATTGAAATCTTTTCCGCAGGGAAAGTAACTGTCCATCTGATTTACGATGATATGCTGGAGGAACTGGTGGCATACACAAAGGAAAGGGAGGCGGCAGGCAATGGAGAATAAAAAGATGGCAGTATATATCCGCCTTTCGGATGAAGATGAAAATGTTGATGGAATCATAAAGGCAGAAAGCAACAGTGTGGCGGCACAGAGAGTTTTGATAAAGGACTATATCCAGAGGAACGGACTTGTGGGAGAGACAGCAGAGTATGTGGATGACGGATATTCTGGGACAAATTTCCTGCGGCCAGCCTTTGGAAGAATGATGGATGATGCAAAAAGCGGGAAAATATCCTGCATTATTGTTAAGGATTTTTCAAGATTTGGGAGAGATCATTTAGAGACAGGGAATTATCTCGAAAGAATCTTTCCATTGCTTGGAATCCGTTTCATCTCCGTAAACGACCAGTTTGACAGTGTGGATTGCGAGGGGATGACCGGGGGGATGAGCGTTGCCCTGAAAAATATCATCAACGCCATGTATAGCAAAGATTTATCGAACAAGGTAAAGAGTGCAATGGGGACAAGGGCATCCCGTGGTGAATATATGGGTGCGCTTGTGCCGTATGGCTACTTAAAAAATCCGGAGGATGTACACCAGCTAATTCCTGACGAAGAAGCAGCGGAAGTTGTGAGGCTGATATTTACAATGGCTGCGGAAGGAAAGAAAAAACCGGAGATCGCACGGTATCTCAATGAACAGGGGACACCTACCTGCATGGAACATTTTCAGAAGATGGGGCTGAAACGGAAATCCCACCGGGAGAAAAAGAAAAAGCTGTGGTCAATCACAACCGTTAGCGATATGCTAAAAAATGAGGTCTACCTCGGAAAGACTATTTGGAACAAAACAAGGCAGGCTTCCGTAGGCTCAAAGCGGCAGATAAAAAATGACAGGTCTGAATGGATTATTATGGAGGGGACACACGAGCCGCTGGTATCGCAGGCTTTATTTGATACGGCAAATGCAAAGGCATTTACCCATGAAAAAAGAAATGTGCCAGCGGGACGGAAAGCACAACCGATTCTTTTTTGTGCATATTGTGGGAGACGGCTTGACCTGAGTAGCTGGGGAAACAAATACCGTTGCAGTCAGGCGGCAGTTACCGGTATTGCGGAGTGCAAGACAATTCATGTGGATAAGGAAGGACTGGAAAATGCCATATTGTCCTGCACCCGTACAATGGCAGGAATGGTGTCGGCAGAAGCCGCCAGAAGGAAAAAGGAATGGTCGCAGACATCGGATATCGAGGCAAAGATTAAGATATTGGAAGCAGAGAAAAAGCGGCTTTCCTCAAGAAAACTCAGACTTTATGAGGATTACCGTTCCAGTGACATGTCAAAAGAAAAATACCATAAAGAGTATGAAAAAACCGCCAGCAGACTTTTAGAGATTGAAGAAGAAATACCGGTACGGAAGGAAGAAATAGTGCAGGTTAAAGAAAGGCTGCTGCACATGAAAGAACGGGAAGCAGAACTGGAAGGGCTGGCATCCCTTGATACCTTTGATAAGGGTAAACTGGCTGCTGTCATTGACAGTGTAGTGGTATACAGTGAGGAACGGATTGAGATAGTCTGGAAGATGGATGATTGTTTTTTCAGTGAGATAGCTGGGGAGAAAGAAGTCATTGCGGTGTAGGAAAGCAAGGTAGGAAATATAAGGGAAAGGCATCATGGAGCTGATTCTATGGTGCCTTTTTCGATGAAAAATAAATTGATATTTTTTTTTAGATTTTAGTTGACAAAAGCAGAACTTCTGGCACTAACCCCGGCAGATTTCCTGCCAGACATGAAACTTAACATAGATAAAAATTTTGCAGTATTAAATGGTGACCATATCATCAAAAATCCAAAAAATGAGCCAAGCATACGGTGCATAGCAATTCCCCGG